TCTCCATAAAACATGGGGGTTTTATGAACAGACCAACGGTGGCCTTGTGCTGCATCATGAAAGACGAAATCAACCACATTTCTCAAATGCTTGAGAGTGTGCACGGTTGCTTCGATGAGATTTGGCTAACTGACACAGGATCTAAAGACGGATCATTGGAATTCGCAATGTCCGAAGAGGCAAGCTTGAAGGCTGGATGTCCTGTGAAGGTAAAGACCTTTGCTTGGATTGAAGATTTTGCGGCTGCCAGAAACTTTTCGATGGAAGGTGTAACCACGGACTACGTTATGTGGTTGGACTTGGATGATCGACTGAGTTCGAGAGAGGAGTTTTGCAGGTGGCGCGACCATGTAATGAGTCTCGCTGACTTTTGGCTTGTCCCTTACAACTACGCCTTCGATGATAAGGGAAATCCTGTCACAACCTTTCAAAGGGAGAGGGTAGTAAAAACAAAAAAGAAGTTTAGTTGGAAGTTTTTTATCCATGAGGGAATGATAGCTGAAGAGCAAGTCACGGCTCAAGCTGTGAGCAACTGGACTGTGAATCACGCCAGGACAGTTCAGGACTACGAGAAGGACTTTGCAAGAAACGTCTCGATGCTTGAAAAGAGGGCCAAGCAAGAAGAGTTGCCGATTCGCTTGAAGTTCTATTACGGCAAAGAGCTTTTTGATAAGCAACGCTTTCAAGAGGCTTACACTTGGCTTGATCAGGTTGTCGACCATAAAGAGCTTGAGCATCACGATAGAATCATGGCGTTTGAATACTTGTGTCGAAGTTGCCTTCATAGGTTTCACCAAGAGCAAGAACACAAGCCAATGCATGAGCAGGACAAGACCCTTTTGGCAAAGTGTATGGCTTTGGCGTTACAGGGCGCGACGCTTGAGCCTCAGAGGGCTGAGTTTTACTGCTTGGCTGGAGACGCTTTGATTAAGATGGGCAGAGAGGGCGATGCGTTGCCTATGTATTCGGCGGCGATGAGGTGTTCAAAAAACAATGTGAATGGGTTTTTGTTTGTCAGCCACTCCGCTTATGAGCACGTTCCGATGGATCAGATTGCTCGCATTTATTTTAAGCGTGGAGACATTGACGGCGCCATTCACATGGCGTCTGAGTCTCTTAAGAAATATGGCGAGAAGGAAACGGAAAAGCTTTTGGGTGATTTGATCACAGCCAAGGAGAAGATTCAGGCAATTACTGGCGGTGAAAAGTGCGAAACGGACGAGATTGTTTTCTCGTGCATTCCAGGCTCTCATCCTTACGAGTTTGACGAAGAGGTTTACAAGGTCAAAGGCATTGGTGGTAGTGAGACGGCGTTGGTTGAGGTCGCAAAGCACATAAAGTCAATAGTTGGCTCTCGAAGAGTGATTGTGTTCAACACTAGAGAAAAGGCTTTAGAGTGTGAAAGTGGCGTGGAGTATAGGCCAGCGCAAACCATGCATGAATACTTCGCAAAGTTTAAGCCAGAGCTTCACATCGCTTGGAGGCACAACATAAAGTTGACTGAGGCCAAGACGTTTCTTTGGTGCCATGATTTGTTTACGGCTGGAGCTGAACATCACAGTGTTTTTGATAAGCACATTTGTCTGACTGAGTTTCACAAAGACTTTGTGATGGTTCAACAGAGGGTACCAGAAGAAAAGATTTTTATTTCTCGCAACGGAGTCAATCGAGAGCGATTTGATTCAGTGTCTTGCGTGAGAGATGAAAACAAGATCATTTTTCCATCCAGTCCAGACAGGGGCTTAGAGTTCGCAATCCCAATTGTGGAAATTGCAAGGAAGCTGACTGGAAGGCCTTTAGAGCTCCATGTTTTTTACGGCATCGAGCATCTTGAAAAGTATGGCCCTCAAATGCAAGACCTTCAAAAGAGGCTTAAGGCTCTCTTTTTTGTCCACCCATGGATTAAGTACCACGGAAACGTGGACCAAAAGACCCTTGCGGCTGAGATGAAGAGCTCGAGTGTGTGGCTTTATCCAGCAAATTTCATTGAAAGCTTTTGCATAACGGCGATTGAGGCTCTTTATGCTGGTTGCTTTCCATTGGTCAGGGAAGTTGGGGCCCTTAAAAACACTTTAAAGCCGTTTCACGACCTTGGAATGGCCAAGCTTTTATATATGGAGCCTTTTACGCGAGATGATCAGGAAAAGTGGGCCCATGAACTAGTAAGGGTGCTTGAGGAGAGAGCTTGGGAAAAGATCAACATGGACGGCTTTGATTATGCATGGCGCGGTGTGGCTATGGACTTCTTAAAGCTTGCTGGTCTTGAGACGATAAGTGGTGAGGGGCGAAATTTTTCGCGTTTAGATTCGTCTCATCACCAGAGAATTGAGGTCTAATGCTGGACGTAGTGGTCAACGGAGTGGCCTTGGGTACGAGGGGGGAGACTGAGACCAACTATGTGAGTGGTCTTGGTCTTTTGACGTTTGGGGAGCTTTGGGAGTGCAAGGGCTTCTGGTTTGACAATGCGTTTTCGAATGGGGGCCAGGTGGGGGTGAGCACCATTTGGCTGGCAGAAGTTGGTGTGAGCACTGTCTGGTCTTTGTGTGGGGCAAGCATTGTGACAAACTGGACGTTGACCACTACGTCGTACACGTCTTGCCAGGGGGAATGAATGAATTTGACTGAAATGCAGGATTTGGCTCTGGTTTGGCTGGACGATTTGGACGCCACTTATTTTACCAGGTCGCAGTTAACCGTTTGGCTTAATAACGCTCAAAAAGAGGTTCAGAAGGTTTTGGAGCAAGCGTTTGAGGGCCATTTTGTTAAATGCGCCGAAACCACAACAGTGATCAACCAAAGAGAATATGAGCTCCCAAGTGATTTTAAGCGCCTTCATAGGCTTGAGTTAGTCTTGAGCGGATCGAGTTTTTTTAATCAAGATGTCCAGGTTTTAACTAAGATTTCACCGAATCAACAGGATGCGTTTGCAAGATCGGGCCAGCCGGCTGGATATTACTTTAAGGGTTCACAGCTTATTTTAGTGCCATGTCCACAAAAGGCTCAAACGCTTCGCATCGAGTACACATACCGATTGCCGGACTTAGTGAATGGATCGGATGAGAGTCAGATTCCAAAAGAGTTCCACGAGTATGTTTCACTTCTTGCGGCTCGTGATGGGTTTTTACGGGACGGGCGTGATTTGGCTCCAATTAAAGACAAGATTGCAGACTACGAGCAAACTTTGAAGCGCGACGCCGAGCAAAGGAATGTTGATCAACCAAGAACTGTGGTTCAGACAGTTTTCGACGACAATTACGATGAGTGGTATTAAGTGGCGTACGAGAAGCTTCAGATTGAGCTTTACAAAAACTTTCGAGGAATCAATCAGAAGGTCTCTGAGTATTTAGTTGAGGATGGATATTTTTTAGATTTAAGGAATTTTGGTTTTGAGCGTCCAGGGGCTTTAACGAGTCGCTGGGGCTATGCGGATCACGCCACACTTTCGAGTCAGACGTTTTCAACTTTGCCTTCGATTCTTCATCCTTACAATTTCAACACGATTGGTCCTGATGGGAGTAAAAGTTCGGGTTCTTTTTTGCTTTTCAATTCTGGCTCTGGGCTTTTTGATCTTTACAATTTAACGGCTTCACTTGGATTTACTTTTCCTTTGGGTGGCCCGTCTTTATCAAGTGGATCATTGGTTGACGGTGTGGTGGCAGATAATAAATTTTATTTTTGCGATGGTACGCATTTTGGCGAATTGGATGCGACAGTCAGCACGTTTTACTCGGTGCCTGAGCAGCTTCCAAGGATTAACAATTCTTTTTTGTATTTGGGTGGCGTGACGTTTATTAGCAATGCCACGATTGGCTCCGGCTCCACTAAAATTGTTGCCAGTGGCACCTATGCCTTTCGGTTTTCTTATGTAAAAGGTTTTAATCCTCCTCAGATAGGCCAGTATTGGGACGGCCCAACGACTGATCCAAATTTTGCTCTTTATGAAACTTACTTTAACGTGTCTGCAACCTTTGTCGGCAAGACGGCAGCATTTCGATTGTTAGGGGTGACGTTTCCAATTTCCCTTGAAACTTTTTATGAAGGATTTGGCACGTTGAGGCGTGGTGTAGTCCACATGAAAAGACCAAACACGACAGACTTTGTTTCCAGTAATCCCGTGGGGTTTGATGGGCCAGCTTTGGCACGATATTTAGAGGCCAGCATTGACAATTTTCCCGCTGGCGAGTCTGACATGGTGCCACAGTTCACGCTTGTGCCTCGGTTTCTCGAGTATTTTAAAAACATGCTTTTTGCGGCTGGCTTTTCGAGCCAAGCGAGTGTGATTTGGTATTCGGAGCTTGCCAAGCCTTATCAAATTTTGCCTGAGAACTTTTTTGAAGTCAGGACCGATGATGCTGACTCGATTACTTGCCTTCAGCCATTTCAGAGCTCTTTAATTGTTTTTAAGAATCGTTCTATGCACGAAGTGTCTGGAGAAAGCCCCGAGACATTGAGTCTTAAGGAAATCTCAAGCCAATATGGTTGCGTCAATAACCAAGCTTCTGTTGTTTTTAAGAATAGGCTTTGGTTTGTCGACGAAAAGGGCATTTGCGAGTTCAACGGGTCTCAAGTGTTTATGGTGTCAGATCCGGTTGAGTCCACGTTTCAATCGTTAGACAAGTCCAAAGCAAAAGCCGTTAATTTTTCTAAGCGTGATGAGGTTTGGTTTTGTTTTGGCGACGTATGCCTTGTTTACAACTACGAAGTGGATGCTTGGAGTACATTTGACAATATTGAAATTGAAAACGTGACTGGCGCAAAGACTCTCGATGCGTTTGATCGCGACCTTTTGTTTTTTGAGCAAGGATCAAGCTTTCTTTATCTTTCTCGGTTTAGTTCAAGTTTCACGACAGATCGAGGTCAAAACATCACGCTAAGTTTCGATGCTCCGTATTTTAAAAGGATGGGTGAGAGCACGCAGGAGTTGTTCAGACGGTTTTATTTAGATTGTGATATTTCGCAGTCAACGCCTTCGGTGACTCTTGAGTTGAGGTCAAACTATAGCGACTCGACAAGCTTGGCTCTTGGCTGGACGCAGAGCACGTTTCAAAAAAAGGTGGAGTTTGGCGTAAGCGCCAAGTCTTTAAGCCCTCGTGTTATCATGCAAAGTCAAAGTGCTGTGACTGTGAATGGGTATGCGCTTCATTCTAGGTTTTTAAGGAAGGTATGATGGAAGGCGTTCAAAAGCTTGAATTCTATCAAAACCTTGGGGGCATCGACACAAAGAAGTCAACCTATTCGACTGAGGATGGATTTTTCCTTGATTTGAGAAACTTTGGTTTTGAAAGACCTGGCGCTCTTGTCTCTAGGCCTGGCACTGAGGTCTGGACAACCCTGAGTTCAAGCTTCATTCAGCCATCGAGTCTTTATCAATACACGAAGTTGAATGGCGAAAGTTTTGTTTTTATCAACCAAGGTCAAACGATGTACTCAAGGGGAGCAAGTTTCTTTTGTCTTGGTGCGTCTTTGATTTTTGAGAGTGCAAGCGATTTGACTTTGGCTCTTCAAAGTGTGTCGGTTGGATTTGATTTTGAAACCTATGGGAACTTCGCGTACTTCGCGAATGGTTTTCAGTTTAAAATTTCGAATGGAAATGAAGCGTGGTTTTATGATTTTTACGACACATCACAGCCACAGTCTCCTATAGTTGCGGCCGGAGTTTCGGCAGGCCTCACGTTTCGCACGAATGCTTCGGGAGCAACGCATGTTATTGCCTCTGGCGATTGGATTGTGGCCTTAAATCCAGTGAGGGGCTTTTCATCTATTTACGAGGGGCCATTTTTTCCATTTCAACTTGATCAAGGCCAAAAACGCTTTATTTCCGGTGAGCCATCAATCCAAAACACCAACATAAGGACCACGGTAGGCTCTACGATTGTGAGCCAAGGTTTTTGGCAAGTTTTTGGTTTGACAATCCTTCAGGGCTTTGGCGTGAGTGCGATTCATCCGGCTCTTGTAAGAGTGACGGATGGGCTTACGCTTTTTAGGTCTGCCACTCCTGCTTCTTGGTATTTGACTACGATTGGTGGCGTGACAAACCTGGCTTTGGACTTTGCTCATTTGACTACTTCGACTGGTCTTTTTGATGAAGAGAGATCGTCTTGGGTGAATGAGACGCCAAAGTATTTGGCCTTAATTCATGACAAGCTTTTTGTGGCAGGCATTTCTGCGGCCCCAATGGCAGTTTATTACTCTCAAACTGGTAGGGCTGACCTTATCGAGCCTGACTCGTTTTTTGAATATCGCTCAGGTGACGGTGAGCCAATCACAGGAATTGAAACTTTTCGAGAAGGTCTTTTGGTTTTCAAATCAAGTTCAGTTGGAGAGCTTTCTGGAAACAATGAAGAAAACTTTGTTTTTCGAGAGCTGACGGATGAGTACGGACTTGTAAACGACAGAGCCAAGGTGGTCTTTGAAAATCGATGTTGGTTCATGGACCTCACCGGCATCATTGAG